ATCCTTACATGATGGGTGATAGACCTGTTGTGGCATTTCCTTGGGATGTAGTGCCAGGACGATTTTGGGGTCGTGGAGTATGTGAGAAAGGCTATAACAGCCAAAAGGCGCTTGATACAGAGCTTCGCGCTCGCATTGACGCATTGAGTCTAACCATTCATCCAATGCTTGCTGTGGACGCTACACGGCTTCCTAGAGGGGCTAAGCCAGAAGTCCGACCAGGCAAGATGATATTGACAAATGGAGATCCGCGTGAAGTCTTACAACCTTTCAACTTTGGTCAAGTGGGGCAAATCACTTTTGCCCAAGCCGCAAGCCTTCAGCAAATGGTTCAACAAGCAACTGGGGCTGTTGACTCCGCTGGCATTGCGGGTCAAGTTAACGGAGAAGCAACTGCTGCTGGGATTAGTATGTCTCTTGGCGCTATTATTAAGCGTCATAAGCGTACTCAGGTTAATTTTCAGCAGTCATTTCTTTTGCCGCCTGTTACCACAGCGGCTCACCGATACATGCAGTTTGATCCGGAAAACTATCCTGTTGCAGATTATAAGTTTGTAGCGACCAGCACCCTTGGGATTATTGCTAGGGAATACGAGGTTACTCAGCTGGTTCAGTTATTGCAGACAATGAAGCAAGACAGTCCAATGTATCCTGTGTTGATTCAAAGCATTATCGACAACATGAACCTGAGCAACAGAGAAGAGCTTATTGCTACGATGCAACAAGCCTCTCAGCCCAATCCACAAGCGCAAGAAATGGCAATGTTGGTTCAGCAGTCACAGCTTGAATTCCAGCAAAGCCAGACCAACGCTTTAAATGGTCAGGCCGCAGAATCGCAAGCTAGAGCCGCCAAGCTTGTTATTGAATCTCAGATTGCTCCACAAGAACTTGAGATTGATAAGATCAATGCAATTACAAGAAACTTAAAAGAAGGGGATGCTGAAGATAAAGAGTTTGAACGCAGATTAAAAATTGCTGACAGGCTTTTAAAAGAACGTGAACTGGAAGGAAAAGCTCTAAATGTTAATGACACAAACCGAACTCAACAGGCTCCTGTCGGAGGTGAACAAAGCCTTCAAAGACCAAACGGACAAGTTGGAGGCAATGGAAGCCCGATTGCAAATATTGGAGAGCAAATTCAATGAGCAAGAAAAAGGATCCAAAGCTGGAAAGGGCGGGAGTAAGTGGGTACAACAAACCCAAGAGGACGCCCAATCATCCTACAAAGAAATTCGTCGTGGTAGCTAAGGAAGGCGATAAGACAAAGTTGATTCGATTTGGCGACGCTAAAATGACGATAAAAAAGGATCAGCCTGCCAGAAGAAAGTCATTTAGGGCTAGGCATAAGTGCGATACAAGCCCGCCAGACAAGTTAACAGCTAGGTATTGGTCATGTAAGAAGTGGTAAGTCAATCAAATAGGAGTGAATTTTGAAAACATTAGAAGAGTCGTATAAATTAAAAACAAAAGAAGCTATTGATACAGCGCAGAAATACCATAGGCTTTTAACAAAACGCAAAGATAAAGTAATTGTTATGTATTCTGGAGGCATGGATAGCGTGTCTCTTGCGTGGAGTTTACTTGAGCATACAGAACATGACGTTCACATTCACTCAATTCATCTAGATAACTCAGAAGGGCGGTTTAAAGCTGAGGCTCAAGCAATCTACCAAAGTATAAACTGGCTTAAAGACAATCAACGGCAGTTTGAATTTTCATCTTGCTTGTATTCTTACAAGGCTAGATATCCTGGGGGAAGGGATATGGCGCTTGCTTTGTTTCAAGCGGGTAGGGTTATATCAACAATGTCTGAGCCTGTATGCGCTGTATTTACTGGCGACTACAATATGAGCAAAGAAGAAAGCGCAGAGGCATATAGCGTGATGAGTGCTTTGTTTATGAACAAGCACAATAAACCAGTATGGGCCGCGCCTTTTGATTATATGAGCAAGGTTCCGCTTGAGCGTAGCCTTGGGGTTTATTACGCTATGCCAGAGCAGTTGCGAAAAATGTACTGGTCGTGTAGAAGACCAAGTGAAACCCCAGATGGGTTTTTGGCATGTGGTGAATGTCATGCTTGCAAGCGACAGTATTCAATGAAACAGCACATACAGAAGGTTGAAAATGAAAGTAAAAGCGCCTGACGGCTACCATTGGATGAAGCGCGGCAATAGTTATAAGCTTATGAAAGATCCTGCTGACGGATTTAAAGCTCATAAAGGAGCTTTAAAGTCTGCTAATTTTGAAGTTCAAAAGACTCACAAAAGCAAAAAGTAAGGAGATTACAATGGGTTACGGCTCAGGTGCGTATAGTTCAAAGCCTAAAAAGAAAAAGAAAAAGAAGGTTAAAAAGTAATGCCAGCCAAAAAAAAGGCTAAAGCAAAAAGTAGTCCTACGCCTACAAATAAAGCTTTGTACGCTCGGGTAAAAGCAGAGGCTAAAAAGAAATACAAGGTTTGGCCTTCGGCTTATGCGTCAGGATGGCTTACAAAAGAATACCAGCGGCGTGGAGGCAAATATGTCTAAAGCCAAAGGTGGGCTGACCAAGTGGTTTAATGAAGAATGGATTGATGTAAAGACCGGAAAGCCTTGTGGCAGAAAGTCTGCAACAAAATCTAAACGACCTTATCCATCTTGCAGGCCAAAAGCGGTAGCGGCTAAAATGACTGCCGCTGAAAAAGCAAGATCCAAATCAAGAAAGACGGGTCCTGCTAGAATTAAGCATGATGTAACTGCTTCCGGTAGGAGGCGCAAAAAGAAATCTTAATAGAGAGACAACCTTATGGCCTCAATGGACAAAGAAACTGAAGAGTATTACAACAAGTATTTCGACCTGTTTCCTACTGACGGATGGAAGCAGTTAATCGAAGAGCTTAGACAAAATGCTTTTGCAATTAATACTGTTGAAGCAACGAAAGACAAGAATGATTTGTACTTTCGCAAGGGACAGCTAAATGTATTAGCGCATTTGTTGAATCTTGAAGCAACAATGAACAACAATTTTGAAGAATTGCAAAAAGAAAATGATGAAGATATTTGACTTTCGTTGTGAAAACGGTCATATATTCGAAGAGTTTGTAGCAGGCGGAACCACAGCCACTAGGTGCGGATGTGGCGCTAATGCAAAAAAGATCGTTTCAGCATCAAATTTTGTGCTGGATGGGTCTACTGGGGATTTTCCTGGCAGACACATGAGGTGGGTACGAGAGCATGAGGAAGCTGGTCGAAGAGGAAGGGAAGCTCAACGTGAGGAGAGCCAATCCCAATAATTCCATAACCATTAGGCGGAATAGGTTTAAATGATGTCAAGAGCGACAATTATTGATGAGCGTTTAGATATAGATGATTCTGACGTTTCGCAGGATACAACGAAAGAATCTGTTGAGGCTCAAGTAAAAGAGCAACCTCGACAACAAGATTCTGATATTCCAGAAAAGTATCGTGGTAAATCTGTAAAAGAATTAGTACAGATGAACCAAGAGCTTGAGAGGTTTTCGGGCAAGCAGAGTACGGAAGTAGGCGAACTGCGAAAGTTGGTTGATAACTATATACAGGCAGAACTCGACAAGAAACAAGCACCTGAAACACAGCAGGAAGATAGCAACACAAATGATGTTGATTTTTTTGTTGACCCGCAAAGTGCTGTTAATCGGGCAATAGACAATCATCCTAAAATCAAAGAGGCAGAAACGTACACTAAACAGTACAGACAGCAGGCCACTCTTGCTCAGTTGAGATCAGACCATCCTGATATGGATCAAATCTTGCAAGACCCTAAATTTGCTGAATGGATAAAAGGATCGAAGGTTAGAACGCAGTTGTTTGTTAATGCAGACCAAGCGTATGACTATGATTCAGCAAACGAGCTATTTTCGCTTTGGAAAGAACGAAGCAGTATAGTTCGGCAAACTGCGGATGCAGAGCGCGCAAATCGTAGGAATGTTGCTAGGTCGGCAACAACAGGCAATGCCCGAGGTACAGCGGAAAGGTCAAACAAAAAAGTTTATCGTCGTGCTGACATTATTAAACTTATGAAGACTGACCCAGACCGTTATAACGCTTTGTCAGATGAGATTCTGAAAGCCTACGCGGAGGGTCGAGTCAGATAGCCTAAAGGAGATTTTTCATGGCTACTGCAACTTATCCTGGCGCGGCGGGTAATACCGCACTTACGGAAGCGGCAACTTTTGTACCAGAAATCTGGTCCGATGAAATTATTGCCGCTTATCAAAAGAATTTGAAAATGGCTCCGCTTGTCAAGCGCATTTCTATGACAGGCAAGAAAGGGGACGTTATTCATATTCCTAAGCCTACTCGTGGCGATGCCAATGCTAAAGCGGCTGACACTGCGGTAACAATCATTGCCAACACTGAGTCAGAGTTGACTATTACGATTAACCGTCACTTTGAATACTCGCGTCTGATTGAGGACATCGTAGAAGTACAGGCTTTGTCTTCTTTGCGTCAGTTCTACACTGA